TATGATCTTATCGTTGTCTAGTACAGTGTCTAAGACCTCAGCAGGATCTGGATATACATTCTTAATGATATGAGTATAAGAACGAGAGTGGATTTGTTCCATGAATTGCCAGACACCCATGCAACCTTCCAACTCAGGAAGAGAACAGTAAGGAGTAAATGCCATCCCTGGTCCTCTACCTTGTACCGAATCCAATAGGATTTGATACTTCAAGTTACTTGTATATATGTGCTTTTGTTGTTCGTTTAGGGTTTTGTAATCCCCTCTGTCTTTTTGTAGTGATACTTCCTCTGGTCTCCAAAAGTATCCTAGTTGTGTCTGTGTCAACTTGTCGAAGTCTGGGTACTTAAAGTTGACATACTGTTGCATCCCTAGGGGTGCCCCAAAAAACATTGGTTGTGTTGTTGTGTTATTTTTCTTTGAATTAAAGACAGTGGTCCCCATTCTCGTCCTCGGTTCGGTGTGCATTTATTGTTAATAATATATTAGACGTTGCACGCATCACACTCTGCTTCGTTGCCTGACATAATATCGTTTATCAAATTGTCAAGCACCTCAGTGTTGTCTGGTGTCTCTTCGTCTTTCTTGATGTCGTAGGTATTCTGATAGTAACTTGTTTTCCAACCATACTTATAGGTTGCAAGTAAGTCTCCTGCCATGACAGATACAGGTACCTTATTATCAGGGTAGTTTTCTGGATTGTATGACCAGTTACCAGAAATTGCTTGGTCAAAGAACTTCTGCATAACTGCAACTATTTTAATGTATCCTTCATTTGATTCCATATCCCAGAGAAGAGTGTAGTTATTCCTGTAAGTATTGTACTGGGGTACAATTTGTTTGAGTGGTCCTTTTTTACTCTTCTTAACGGACAAGTAATCTCTTGGTGGTTCAATTCCGTTGGTAGCGTTAGACACAATGGAACTGCTCTCCGATGGCATCTGTGCGGACAATGTTGAGTGTCTAAGACCGAACTCTTTGATGTCATCGCGTAGAGAATCCCAATCATAAGCAAGTGTATTTTCTACTATCTCGTCTACCTCCTTCTTATATGTATCAATAGGAAGTATTCCATCAGAATACTTTGTGTGTTGGAAACCATCACATGCTCCACGCTCTTTTGCTAGGTTGTTTGATGCCTTCAAAAGGTTGTATTGGAATGCTTCTGTAAGGTCATGAACCAACTGCCATGCACCCTTGTCAGCATAGTGTTCACCATTCTTAGCAAGGTAATGTGCTAGTCCTATGTAACCTATACCAAGTGAACGACGTGCTATTGTACTACGCTCTGCTGCCTTGACTGGATAGTTCTGATAGTCTATCAGTTCTTCTAGTCCTCTGACTGCCAGATCACATAGTCCTTCTAGTTCTGTTAGTTTTCTTATCTTACCTACATTGATAGCAGATAATATACACAATGCTATCTCTCCTCCTGCGTCATCTATATGACTGATAGGATCTGTCGGTAGAGTGATCTCTTGACAGAGGTTACTCATGCTTACCTTATCTTTGAATGAACTATGAGTATTAACATGGTCAATGTTCATCAAGTATATACGTCCTGTCTCTGCTCTCTCTTTCAATAGAGATAGTATCAGTTCTTGACCTCCGATTGTTGCTCGTGGGACGGACTTATCATCTTCGTAATAGCGATATAACTCATCAAACTTATCGGTCCCAAAACTCTCAAACAAACCAGGACAATCATGAGGGGAAAAAAGCGAGACTTCTTTATTTTCGATAAACCTTTCATAAAATAGTTTGGATAGTTGGATACTGTAATCAAGTTTTCTTACTCTATTATCTTCTGTTCCCTTATTGTTCTTTAATACTATTATGTCTTCTATTTCTCGGTGCCAGATGGGGAAGTGGACAGTCGCTGATCCACCTCTAATGCCATTCTGAGTGCAACATCTGACAGTGCTTTCAAACTTTTTGAGGAACGGTACAACACCTGTGTGTTGCACTTCTCCACCCCTGATTTTACTGTTGACCGCACGGATTTTGCCTGCGTTGATACCAATTCCTGCCCTTTGAGCAACATAGTACCCAATAGCCATATCACTTGCAAAGATACTATCGAGGGTGTCATCAACATCAACAAGAACGCAGGAAGCAAACTGTCGAAGTGGAGTTCGCACCCCTCCCATGATAGGTGTGGGAATGTTGATTTTGTGCGTGCTGATCGCGTCGTAGTATCTTTGGACATAATCGAGTCTCTTTTCTTCTGGATATTTCTGGAATAATGTAGCAGAGATCAACATGTACATGAACTGAGGTGTCTCAAAGATAGCACCTGTACTTCTATCTTGTACTAGATATTTATCTACCACCTGTCTCATGCCTGCATAGGTAAACAGGTAATCTCTATTGTGATCTATGTATGAGTCGAGGGATGCCCACTCGTCCTCACTGTATGCTCCTGCAAGGGCACTGTCATATATTCCCTGTGCGATTCCCTTGTCAAGATGTGATTTAATAGTAGGATGATTGTCGGGATGCCCCTTGTAGACTTCTTTCCTGACATCAAACAGTAATAATCTAGCAGCAACGAACTGATAGTTTGGAGCGTCTAATGAAATTAAATCATTAGCAGACTTAATTAGAATGTCTTGTATATCTTGTGTTCTAATACCATCGAAGAATTGTATATTAGAATTGATCTCAACTTGTGATTCGGATACTCCTGCGAGTCCTTCACATGCATACTCAACCATCTTGTGTACCTTTTCTAGGTTGAGAGGAGTGGCAGTGCCATCCCTTTTAATTACGTTCATACTTTTTTCCAGTCTGCTAATTTAAGTGTTGCCTCTAATCCAGAGAAAGTGTTGTGTTTAATAATAGCATAAGGATCATAACCTTGCAACACCATTTCATTGATGTCCTTTTCCTTTATGTCCTTATCCCAGATGACTACTTTGTCACCTCGTTTAATTGCGTCTGCAATTCTATCGACGATTTGTTTGCTTCTTGGTTCGTTGTCGAAGACCCATACTTTATCTCGAACATCAATGGACCGATGATCAACATCGCTGCCACACATAGCAAGAGCGTTGGGAATGAAAACGGAGTCGAAGGGTCCTTCTGTGACATAAACAGTCTCGTCTAAGTTTACTTTGTCTTGACCAAACACCTTGGGTTGGTCCTCAAACATTATAGTTATGTATCGTAGGTGGGGGTTTGCCTCCAAAGATCTACCCTGGATTCCAAACATAGTACCATCATGACGTAAGAGAGGGATAATAATTCTAGGTCTGTCATACTTTAAGTCAGTAAACGTTCTTGGTTTTTGTGTGTTCACCCACTCTTTAAACTTACTGACATAGTAAAAACGTGACAAGTCAGGTATCTTTCTACTTTGTAAATATACTTTCGCTGGATGCCCATTATTTAGTAAATCTACACTCGTCAAGTCTAACGTTTTCTTAGCAAAATAGGGAGTTGAGTCAGGGACTTCTAACTTCTTAGTTGTAGTTCCCTTTCCTGTTCTCCCTGTTCTATACTTTTCCATCTGGTACTCAGCATAGATCTCTGGTGCTATGTCTTTGAGGAAGTTAGGTGCTGTTCTACCTACACCACAGTTGTGGCATTTGTACACCATCCTCTGTTTAATCGCAAAGAAATACCCCCGCGCTTTATTGCGGTGCTTTTGACTGTCACCACAATAAGGACATCGGAAGTTGTATAGTCCGTCCCTTACCTTTTTAAATTTCTCTAAGCGATAAGATACTTTGTCGATGTAATGCTCATCAACTGCGCTCATATAAAGGTTGTACTTGCTCAGTTAGTGTAGCACTATTAGATTGAGTTTGCAACCCCTGTAATAATTTCTGACCTGGTGCTGATACGAGGAAGCATATAACAGATAGTGCTCCTGCTATTGACCACATCTTCTTCTCCATCAACCTGAGTCTATCATCTACCTTTCTTATATCTCTCTCGCATCCTTTCTTTATAGCACTTGTCTCTCTATTAACATCAGCAGATAGTCTATCGATCTTCTCAAATAATACTTCGTCTATCTTATCTTGCTTATCTAACTTCTCATTATGCACAGCAAGAAGTTGACCCATCTTTACAGAGTTCTCCTGTAAGGTGTCAACGACTCGTTCGAGTCTTTCTATAATAGCACTGTTTATATCTGACATTATTTCAGAGACGCTTGTCTTTTGTCCCAGTAGAATTTGATCACCTGATTAGGATATAACCTCTTGACTGAGAAATACTTTGCTTTCTCTGGACGAAATATCTTTCTTAGTTCTAGTCTGATTGCTTGCTCAGACTTTCCATATAATATAAAGTCCATCGCTTCGTCCTTATAGGAAACACGGAAGGGCAATGCCATGGCAGTCTTTTGTTCTAGGTCTACACTTGCGTTAGAGACCTCTTCCTTAACGTACTTTCTACGCTTAGGTTTCTTCTTAGTTAGTTTACTAACTCCCATCATAGAATCAAACCCTGCAACAGGTCCATTAGCAGCAGAGGATCCTGAGAATCCACCTGTGCCAGCACTCATTGTTGGGGCATCTTCATTAATCATAGTGAGTCTAACTCTTTCTTAACATCATCATCGATAGGGACGTTGGCAATACTACCACCATCTTTATAACGATTGAGGTAGATAACAAATGTTTTGAGAACAGACCAATACTCACGTTCTAACTTGTACATGAGTAGTGGTAACGTTCCTTCTCCAAACACATTGAACAACACTATCAAATGATTGAGGATCAAGTTCGTACGAAGCACACCTGTCTTGATGTACCTTTTAAGTAATCGTTTCAGATACTTAAACTTCTTCATGTCTTCCATGAAGTCGTCTATTGTAACTGAGTGTGGGTTTTCGTAATACTTGATTGCAAACATTAAATGATTCTTCTCATTTAATTCATCAAATCTCATAACATAAAACTTTTAGATTAAGAACCGAAGGTTAGAGTAGCAGCACCGTCAGTGTACTTTGTCTCAGCACCTTTGCTTGTATTTAACACACAACGATACTTGTATCCGTTAAGTGTTGTTCCTGCTAGTCCACTGTATGCAAGAGTTGCAGTAGTGAAATTAGCATAGGTAATACCAGTGTCAAGTGAAGCACTAATATCTACCCAACGAGTAGTAGCACTTGCTGTCTGTCTCTGCCATTTGTAAACCTTAGTACCAGACTGATCAACTGTGAATGCAGCAACGAATGTTCCAGCACCACTAGATGAAGTAGAGTTAGCGGGTTGTGTACCAACTGTGATAGTTTCAAGTACGTCTGCTACTACTGTCTCGTCTGCTGCGTCACCTGATGTTCCTGCTGCCACTCTAAGTGATGCAAGTTTCTCTGCCTTATGACGCTCGGTACCATTATGTGTCTGGTATGTTCTATACAACCACCATCCAGGTCCGTCAATTCCTCTTGTTTTGTTAGATGCAATACCGTCTTCTGTGGTATCTACAAATACTAACTGGTAATTAGAGATACTATCTCCACCCTTGATTACATACTCTGCAACCGCCTTTGGTGGTGTTCTCTTGATTACGTTTGCAGCAGTAACTGTTGCAGTTGACCCTGCGTAATTCTTGTGAAGTTCAATAGCAGTTGTGCTAGTGACTTGCTTTACAATATATGCAACGCTACTAATTTCTAGTACGTCACCTGGGACTACGCTATCAGCAGCATTCTTAGTAACAGTAGCGTCTCCATTGGTGACTCCTATGTTCTGTGTGAATGCAGCAGCGTCAATCTTACCATAGATCGCCATTCTTTACTCCAAGTACAATGTGTTTCCTATATTTTATTTATAAAAAAAGGGAGGTTGCCCTCCCTGATTATCTTATTCGCGGTTCTTGATCGCTTCTGCTACCGTCGCCAGTAACTTATCGTCAGCATCCGTCTTAGTTAGTTTTACTGCCTTTCCTAGTATAACTAGGCAGATGTCGATGAGTTTCTCACCGAGTTCAGCATCATCTGGTATTTTATCTACTGCGTCAGAGATGATCTTTGAGGCAATAGGTAGTAGAAATCCGAACATAATTAATTATTGTAGATCTACTCTATATATACTACTTATCTGCGGTAAACTTTCGGTCCTTCATGTAACCCCACTTACCTTTATGCAGTGCTCGTATACCTCTCTTGTCTTTGACGACCTCTGTCTTTTTCTTAACGAAATCCTTGTAACCCTTCTTATCCTTTGCTGCTTGATGAGCATTTCTAGATTTAGTCAGAAGTTCATGCTTTACTCCTTTGCTCCATTGAGCACTATCTAATTCGTTAAGTTCCACGGTTTCATTTAACATTCATCCCTGCTTTCTTTCTATCATGGTCAGCAGTCATCTGCATCATCTTAGATTTCATTCTATCCTTGATAGCAGTCTTCTTAGCAGAGGTATCAACAGAAGCATACTCCTGTACAGTCTCTTCTTCTACTTCATGACCCTCTTCTGGTGTGTTGTCAACTGCACCTTCACCTTTGGGTTGTAGTTTCTTCTTACGAAGTTCGTCGAGCATAGACTCTTTCATTTTAATAATCTTAGATCTGACTTTACGTCTGTTCAATAGATACTTATCAGACTTATCATGGTCACCGTCATTGTCGATGTCCTTGTCTTCTTTACCTACTGGATCTAATTTCTTCTCGTCTAAATTCTTTTCCTGCATGAGGTCCTCCTTTTTGGGATTAATAGTCACACCGTTCTTCTTTACAGTGGTAGTGACTCGCTTGTCTTGGTCTGGTTTCATGATTCGATTCCTAGTTCATTGCGCCAAGAGTACTTTTCGACATTGAGTGTTTTAGGATAGTCTTTGTCCCCTGGTTTTGCTGGTTTCTCACCACGCTTTCTCTTAGCATGGATATTATCCCACAAACCTTTCTTTTCGTCTAGGGGTTGTTCGTCTTCCTTAACACAATTTGGTACTTGCTTACCACCTTTTGTTTTGGTGCCCTTTGCTTTGTACCCATCCCAACATTTGCCTGCACCCACGTTCTTGCGTGCCTGCTTCAAACTCTCGACCATTTCGTTGTGTAGTGCATCTATATCTATGCCTTCTGTCACACCACCTGGTCTCTGTAAATTTAATCCTAGGTCTCTGGGTTCCTTAGCAGTCTTTTCTCCCTTCTTACCCATGATTTGATAGCGTCCGTCATTCTTCATACCTGTTATGACAAATGACTCTCCGCCCTGTGATATCACTCTACCAATGTTACGATCCTTGTCGAACTTGATCTTGTTCTTGTCGATTAGTTTCTTTTCAACTGGGAATCCTGCATAACCCTCGACAATCTCCTCGTGATTCATAATGATGTCAACGATTGCTCTGCCTGCGTCCTCTATACGCTTGGTCTTTGGATCTTCTCCTCCGTAAACGCAGTCTAGGATTTGTGTTTGCTCTTGCAAACTGTACCCTAGTAACACAGATCCTATCTTAATATCTAACATGGTTTGATAAAGTGGTATTACTATTTAGATTTGACAGACTTTCTGAACTCAGCAAACTTCTTGGTTGCTTGCCCAGGAGTCATCGCCTGTACTGCCTGTCTATATTTATCTGTTCCTATCTTCCAATCGTTACCTGACCCATCATCCGCACTGTAATTACTCTGATCATTCCTGTGAATGTGACCTTCCTTTGTTACTCCTGCTTTGGATCTTTCTCTCTCTGCTACTGACTTGATAAGCATCTTCAATACTGCACGCTTACCATATGGATTACTCTTACGTCCTAGTGGTACACCCTTATCCTTTTTAGGATTCTTCATTGCTATCTCTGTAATATCTCCCAACCATGCCTTGAACTCATCACCGTGCTCATCTTTAAATATGACATGATTAGTTCCTCTGTGTACTATGTGACCTCTAATACCTGTGTTGTCATGCTCTATGAGTGTACCAGTATCAAATATTTCACCTTGAATATAGTGTTCTCTCAAATCTTCTAGTGCCAACTTAGGAGAAAACTCCCATGTTTCCTTGACTGTCTTTTCCTTTGTACCTGTTGCTGTACTCAACTTCGCCTTTGCTTTCTTCGCTGCCTTTGCTGCCTTTTCTTTTGGTGTCATCCCTGCTGCAACGTCTGCCATCATCTGCTTACTGTTCTTATACCCACCAGTGCCTGCATGGAATGCTTCGTGGTCTCCCTTTGTGGCATGCTTACGCAAAGCACTTGCACTAAGTCTCTCCAAAGGATCCTCAGACTTAGGATCACGCTTACCAGCAGACTTAACATTAATACTCTTGAAGTCATAGTGCACTCCATTGTATTTCTTGGTAAGTTTATCAAACTCTTTGACTCTATCGTCACCAACTACCATGGTTACATGCTCATGACCTTCATCGTTAAGGTCTTTCATGATGTCAAATATATTTCTATGTGCTTCGCTGTTCTGAATCTTGTCTTTATGGTCTTTAAACATCGCACGCATGTGCTTTATCTTCTGGTCTGCTGACAGTGGGTTCTTCTTATTGTCTTGCGTTCTACTAGGATAGATCCTGTAATTACCTGTGTCTCCACCATATGATTTCACTGCGTCCATCATCTTACCATGTCCTGCATGAGGAGGATTGAACCGTCCAAAGGTAAATGCGACGTGCTTATCCTGCACCTCTTGCTTTTTAGCAGAGGATGTAGGTTTCTTCTTAGGCGTTTCTGCCTCTATGATGAACTGACGAAATCTCATTTAGACCAATTCTTTGCCACAGTAAAGTTTGCACGAGAGAATTCAAGTCTGTCAACTAATTTGACTGCTGAACCATCTTTGATAGCAACAAATCCTTCTGGACTTGTAACTCGGTATCCATCCTCGTCTTCAAGGAACGTGCCGACACCTTCTATCTTCTTCAATTTATTTATAATCTTAACCTTTGCCTTCATCAACAGTTTGAATCCAGTAAGGGCAGAGAAAATGACACTCTTGTTACTATTTAGATAAGTTAGGTTCTCTTGCTTCTGTTTTCTCCATGTTTCTTTTCCCTTCTCACTCTTTTTCTTATCAATTTCTTTACCAAATTCTTTCTCAACATAGTATATGTAACCCTTTGCCATCTTCTCTGCACTGTCGGGGATACTATTCTGTCTGACTAAGATGTTTATATACTTCTTGAACATAGCAGCATAACTAAATGGTTTTGTACCACCACCTATTGCATTTAAGAATGTCTTAGAGCGTAGTAGATTAGTCTTTGCCATTCTAATATCATTCTTTACACTTGATAGTTCTGTTGGTGTTAAGTTTGCAACTCCATTTACATTAGAGAATGCAGACGAGAACACTGCTACAAGTTTGTTGTTCTGCATACCTGATACATCTACACCAAATCCTGCTGTCATAGTGCTGACACTGGTGCCAGTATATCTTGTATGAAATACTATACCTATGTCAGATTGTCCTACCTTCTTTCCCATTTCTGTATTCTTTTCTACACAGTATGTGATAGTGTTAGGTTTAAACTTATAGCATACCTTACCACCCATGGTAACAACAGGAGGTGTCTCTGTATAGAGAAGGTCACCTTGTATCACACCCTTGATATTCAACTGTGATAGGTGATCAAATGCTTTCTTTAACTTATCATTTAACTCACCTTCATAGAAAGAATCAATGTCATCATGTGAGTAACATATCTTTGGATTGTTCTTATTAAATACAGACTTAGTTCCTACGAAGAATAGATCAGACTCAGGATCTATGCCACATATAACAG